GCTTACGGGGCAACCGCGATTGCGAGATGTGCTCCCACTAAGCCCACTGCGAACCTTCTAACTTCACTGTTGGAAGTGTACCGCGAAGGTCTTCCCAAGATGTTCGGGAAAGACACCTGGGAGTCTAGAGTTCTTGAGGCAAAGGCCCAACCAAGGGCCGGAGCTTCAGAATTTCTTAACTACCAGTTCGGGGTACTACCCCTGATCAGTGACGTCCAAGACTTCGTCAAGGCCGTCATTAACATGGATAAACTGTTGCAACAGTATATGCGTGATAATGGTCAGGTTGTTCGCCGTAGGTTTACTTTTCCACCAGAGGTGCAGTCGGTTGAATCCGTCATCAGCGCCACGTCGAACCCAGGAATGGGTACGAACGGGGCTCGGATGATGAACTATACTGCATCGCCACGTGGGCGAGTTCTACGTAGTCGTCAGACTACGAAAGAACGTTGGTTTTCAGGTGCGTTCGTGTATCATCTTCCGCAGACATTCTTTGCGGAGTTGTATATCCCGTTCGCGGACCAGTTTCAGGTATTTCGGAAAATCCTGGGACTGGAACTGACACCTGACGTTCTTTGGGAACTTACCCCGTGGAGCTGGGCTGTCGATTGGTTTTCCAATGTTGGTGATGTTATACACAACACCAATTCTTGGATCAACGATGGTCTTGTTATGAAGTACGGGTACATCATGGAGCATACTATTGTCCATGACACCTATACTTTCGTAGGGCCGACGAACACAGTGTTCAGTCCGCTCATACGACCGCCAGACGTGCACCTGGTAACCGAAACCAAGCTACGTCAAGCGGCTAACCCATTCGGGTTTGGACTTACCATGGACGGTCTCTCGACCGTTCAGAAGGCCATTCTTGCCGCGGTGGGGTTAACCCGCCTGCGGTAAGAGATGAACGTGATGCGTCCAACGCCAATTGGGCTCAAGACCTGAGCCCTAGGAGTGATGCCTGTGGCATTTACCGATCCCCAGTCCATTACCATCAGTGCCGCAACCTCCCCTCTGCCGAGAACTTTCTCGTCAGGGGACGAGTCTGCGTACACCAGTGCTGACGGACTGATCAAGCTCTCCGTGAACCATTCCCTTGTCAAACAGGGAAGGGCACGGCGAGTCTTGAGGATCGACCATTCGAAAGTCACCTCAGATCCGTTCAAGCCGTCGGAAAACGTGAAGGTCGGTATGGCGAATTACATCGTCTTCGACCTTCCGCCCGCCGGCTATACGAACGCTGAGGCGCTAGCCGTGTACACGGGCTTCAAAGCCCTGTACACCGCTGGCACCGATGCGATCATCGTCAAACTACTTGGCGGCGAATCGTAGTGAGGCTCGGATTGGAAAACTCGTGAGTGAACCCTTCTCAGGTTCCTATACGAGCTACCGGTCCGGACGCCGTGAGGGCGCCGACGATCACACTGGATTGCACGTTGAGATATCAGTGAGTTACAAAACTCTCCTGATTCTTTTCGCACTCTTCAGTGTGTTGAGTCGTCTCCTCAATCTGATCCTTGACACTGTAGTCAACTGATCGGTAGGTTAGCCTTTCGTTAGGCTACTCCGTGGTATCTAGTAATCCATCCATCCACTCTCCCAAAGGAGACTTGCAGTTGAGTTTTGATATTGCTCCCGACAGGAACGAGGAAGAGGTGACGCTGTCGCTCGGAAGAGCTCAAGCGTACGCCTTTTCTTTTATTCCTGTCGATGCAACCGCCGAGGCAGCTCGTGGTTGGCTACTAGGTCAGATCGACCTACGCCGTCACGGACTTACTCGTGCGGATCTTGACTTCATCTGCAAGGTTCACATCGAGGACATGAGTGTCTCGAGGTGGCGTGTGCGGATGGAGGAGGTTGCGGCAGAAGCCGTTATCTCCAACTAGATGTGAATGTCATCAGGCTAGGCATTTGGCTACCCCCTTGTGAAAGGAGGGCCAATGAAAAGGCTGATGTCACTCTGGTCCAGATTAGCGGCGGAAGCCGCTGATCAATGCTACACTAGCGCCACTCATGACATTAATACCGTCATGAGTCGTGTCGAACATGAGGGGTTATCGTTTTTAACGATTACCCTACCCGACCTGGGAAAATCGGCCCAAAGCTGGTTGGACCAAGGTCGTGTGACTAACCACCCCGCGTTCACTCGTGAACGTGGGGGAAGTCTCCCCCTATTCCTAGGAGGTTTCTTCAGTCGTGTGTTCGACCAGAGTAGTGGCTTGTTACTTGAGGATCCTTGCGTGGATTCCATTCGAGCCATCCGTCAGCTAACGCTGATGTGTGGTAAGATGACTTTGGAGTGCTCCCCAGCACGCCAGAGGAAGGCCCTGCGCAACTATCTCAAGTGTGAGCTCGAATTGCGTGAGTTTGATAGCCGGGTCTCTGAGAGTGATCTCAGGGACTTTGAGCATATGTCAAACTTGCTGTATCGGCGCATCTTTACCCAGATGGATAGAGATATCTATTATGGAAGGATTGTTCCGAAGCATGGTCCTGGATCTACTGCGGATGGGCTTTCCAGCAATGGAAAGTTCCGCTTGCAGTCTTGGACCACACGTCTCGAACAAGCCGGCCTAACAGCTGGCGAGAATCTTCTTCCTAATTGGCGGTATCATGGCCTTTTGGAAGGGATCCAATTCGACGAACCCGGTTCCGAGACGCCTGTCAAGGTTGTCTTGGTTCCTAAAACGTTGAAAACTCCCCGAGTTATTGCTATGGAACCCACCTGTATGCAGTATATGCAACAGGGGATTCTTCGCAGTTTTCTCGAGCACTTTGGTAAGGATGACTTCCTACCAAAGGTTATCGGTTTTGACGATCAGACTCCTAACCAGGAGTTAGCTTGTCAAGGTTCGCTTGATCAACGAACCGCAACACTCGATCTGAGTGATGCTTCCGATAGAGTTTCCAATCAGCTTGTGCGTTCGATGCTGCGTCGGTACCCGCACCTTGGTGCGGCTGTCGATGCGACTCGATCGAGACGGGCTGTCGTAGATGGCCACGGAGTGATCCGGTTAGCCAAATACGCGTCTATGGGTTCAGCACTTTGCTTCCCTATTGAAGCGATGGTTTTCACAACATTGATCTTCATGGGGATTCAGAGATCG